CGTGCCGGGTGGTACGCTCTTCAATGCTCTTAAATTAACGGCACCTGGTGGACGTGAATACACGCTCATTCTGACTACCGTTGATAATGATCAAGATGCATTGGTGATGCTTGCCAATTACAGCAATGTTAAGACCCTTAAATTCGCACAGACTCTTGGCATAGCATACCCTTATGAAGGCCATTTCCGTGGCTTCATCGATGTAAGAACGAGTCTGCCTCCCGGCAGCTCGACAGATGCTGGCGTGCCTGAAGATATTGCCGATGCAGATTACTACGCCAATATCGTTGGATATTTTGTGGCGACGAGCCCAGGAACGTGGGTTGACCAGTACAAGTTAGACGTTAGTCTCTTCACCAATGCTGTTGGTGAGTCTGCTAACCGTTACGTTGTGTCCGTCATCGACAAAAACGGCATTGCGGTTGAGGTTTTCCGGGATGTGGTGTTTGATAAAACCGCTGACAATTACGTGGGCAACTACCTGAACCCAGGTACCAAGTACGGCGGAACTCAGGGTGCTAAGACTATCAATTGGGAAGAGCGCCCTGCTTACATCCGCAATGATCCTACGATGACGGATTATGAAGTTCGTAATCCTAGCACGTTGAATAAGGCTCTATTCTCAGGTCAGCAAAACGGCATCCCAACTGATCCAGCTTATTCTGGTGCTGTCGATGCCGCCGTGATTGGTAACGCTGCAGAGGCAAGTGGTTTGTATGGTCTCCAAAATAAGGATACCTACGACATAAACCTGCTTCTTACCCCTGGCTTTTCATCCGGTGCTGTAATTGCGACTGGTCTTTCGATCTGCGAGGCTAGAGGTGATGTGCTTTACATCATTGATCCACCGTTTGGTCTGAGACCACAGCAGGTGGTTGACTGGCATAACGGCATGCTTTTCTCGGATCTTGCTAGCGCCATTAATAGCAGCTATGGAGCTCTTTACTGGGGTTGGGTGAAGTATTATGACCAGTTCAATGTTAACGAAGTATACATTCCACCTAGCGGTCACGTTGCAGCTGTTTTCAGCCGTACATCTCGTACTACTGAACAATGGTTCGCTCCGGCTGGATTAACCCGTGGTCGTGTTCTGACGGCTCTAGATGTCGAGTATACACCGACGCAGGGTGAGAATGATCTACTGTATGGTTCCGGCAATTCGGTTAATCCGCTTCTCAAGTTCCCTCAAGATGGTATTGTGGTCTATGGCCAAAGAACGTTGCAGAGAGTTGACACGTCTTTGTCGCGTGTTAATGTCAGGATGCTTTTGATTTATATCAAGAAGGTCCTCACTCAAACTCTGCGATCGTTCATTTTTGAACCAAATGACAAGGCTCTTTGGGACCAGGTCGTGACGACTGTCAATCCTTTCCTTGGTGATATTCAGAGCCGCCGTGGTTTAACAGCCTTTAAGGTTGTTTGCGATGCTTCGAATAATACTCCTGAAAGAATTGATAGGAACGAGCTTTGGGTTTCGGTCTTCATCAAGCCCACTCGTGCTGTTGAATTCATTGTGTTAAACATTGCTGTGATTAACACTGGCGCTAACTTCTCATCAGAGGCTGTTCTCGCCGCTGGTGGTGTTGCTACTGCTGCTGGTGCCTAAAAAAATCTTCCGGATGCCCCTTAGGACCAATTGTTCTGAGGGGCATTTTAGTATAACAAGTCAAATATCAAGTAAACCTTTCTAGGAGTACTAACATGCCAGGTTTTAACGTAACCGGTGCTGGTGGGGACGGACGCGGTCCAACGAATACGCTTGAAATCAGAAGAAAACACCGCTGGGTTTTCGCTACTCTTGGTCGCGGCGGTGGAGCTTGGAGGCCAGAAGAGCTTTTGAACTTGCAATCAGCCGCAAGACCTTCATTCAAGTTTACTTCTGCTGATAAGCACCACAACCAAGAAGTCATTTACTACGCTGGTAAGCAAGAATGGGAACCGGTCACACTGACATGGTATGACGCTGAACAATCACCAGACATCTCAGCTGGTCTTTATCAGTGGTTAAACACAGTCTGCGATTTAGGATCGATCAATGTCGCAGTTCCTTCTCAATATAAAAGAGAAGGCAAATTGACGATGTTAAACGGCCAGGGTGGGGTCTCTGAAGCATGGACAATGTACGGTACATGGCCAGAAACAATTAATTGGCAGGAGCTAGATTATAGCGCCAATGATTTGATGACATGCCAAGCTACAATGAAGTATGATAGAGCATTGCGTACAGCTAGCTGATATAAAGTGAGGGGAGCAGGAATGCTCCCCATTTCTATATGAGAGAAGACTATGCCAGGATTCAATATTAACGGTAGTGGCACCGGCCCAAGTAATATGATGGAAGTTGGTAGAAAGCATAGATTTAGTGTGTCTATGTCGTTTGCGGACACTGACATGAATCTTAATGTCAAGAGTATTACTTTACCGTCTATTGAATATGACGAGATGGTAGCCCATAATGGCGCTGACTACATATCTCTATCTGGTAAACACAAGTATAAACCGATTGATGTGGTATTCTACGAGGTACTCTCTGCTTCTAATGATAGCCTGGTTAACAGACTGATATTTGAAAAACTACCAAATGTCTACCGCGGTTTTGCCGATGTTCTTGGCGGAAAGATTGGCAGCAAATTCAAGGATAATGACAACACTGGTTACTGTTTTATCACTATTATAGAGCGTGAAGATGGTGCTGGTTTGCCATATTTGAAGTACACATTGTTCGATTGTTCGATCGCATCATACGATCCTGGTGACTTATCATATGCTGATAATGAATTATCAGAAGTCAAAATGTCTATAAGATATAACAGATTCACACAGGAAAAGTAAAATGGCAGGATTTAATGTTGTAGGAACCAAATTTAATGGGTTTGGTGATAACGAAGCCCAGTCATTTACCACGTTTATACCAACCTTCACTTGGGAGGTAGCAACGTTGTTCGAAGAAAATGCAGCGAAAGGCAATGCTTTAGTCTACGCAAAAGACGTTTCGCTGCCGAGTATTACATTCGAAAAAGAAGAATATACCGGTGCCAGTTTAAAATATAAATTCGCAAGTGGCGCTGTATACGATGATATTAGATTAACTTTTTACGATACTGATTATTTATTGCCATATCTAATAAAATGGCGTAAATCCGTCTGGGAAGAGACTGGTCTAAAGACTGCGAGCAACTATAAAAAAGAATCAGTAATAAAGGTATACGATCAAACTGGCCAGATTCAGCAGACCTTTAAATTAATAGGGAGCTGGCTTTCAGTCATTAAGCACGGAGATCTAACGTATACCAGTTCTGATTTAAAATTCGTTGATCTCACTATCACATATGATTGGGCCGAAGAAATCGACCCAAATCCTCTATAAGACTAAAGTATAAACGCAGACTCACTATACGTAGATAAGGCAGCCTTTTAGGAGCATTATATGTCAGAAAACATCTCGTTGGATGGTAGCGAAGATCAGCCACAAGTCAATCAAGTTGACAACGATTTCAGTGCGCACTATGGTAAAGTAGTACCTAGTGATATTACAAATAACGCCTCGATCTTAGATGCCATTTTAAATGCGCCTCAAGAGCAATTGATCCCATGGGAAGAATGCTCCCTTCCCAGCAAAGGACTGTACTACGGTTGGCCTGACGGTGTAGTACAAGTGAAAGCGATGGGACAAACAGCAGAAAAAGTCCTAGCCACACAAAGACTGGCAGCAACAGGGCAATCCATCGACTACCTATTCAAAGAATGCTGCAGATTCCCAAATGGGTTTGATCCAGTAGATCTGCTGCTCGGCGACAGAGTCTACCTGCTATACTTCCTGCGAGGTATCACATACGGAAATCTTTACGAATTTTCTGTAACTTGCCCAGATACTAACTGTGCAGTGATGAGCATGCACACATATGATCTAAATGAACTCAACTCGACAGTCATTCCAGCAGATCCAGACCTTGGACCAGAACCGTTCAAGATACATCTACCATACATGTCAAACATGACTGGTGCCGATGTGTGGGTCGAAATACGCTACTTACGTGCTGGTGATGCTAATGCGATTCTCAACAAGCGAAAGAATACTAAGTCCGTCGCTAAGTCGACCAAACGCAACCCATTCGATCGAAAGAATAAGGTCGAAGAACTCGATGAAGCAGTCACAGAGAATCTTGAAAAGGTCATCGTCAGTGTTCTCGGCAGCACCGACCCATTCAAAATCAAGGCTTTCGTGCAACGTCTGCATGCTCAGGATACGTCTGCTATTCGTGAATGGATGAAAGACAATACACCTGGTATTGATAGCAGTATCCAAATAGAATGCCCGAGCTGTAATCAGGAGTTCTCAATCGAACTTCCGATTACAGACACATTTTTTCGCCCATCAAAGCCCTGAGCAATATGACAGGCAATACGAGCACCTGATGGAACAGCAGTTCCAGCTCAAGTATTATGGGCATCTGTCGCTATTTGAACAAGACCAGATGGTCTCTGAAGATAGAGCATGGATGCTCAATCGTATCCATAAAGAGCTAAAAGACAAAGCTGAAGCTGAGAAGAAGCAGATGCGATAAGACAAATATATCACGGAGGATATTATGAGCTGTAACGATTTAACTAACGCCAACCCACGCATTTCCGCAAGGAAAGGCAAGGTCGTAGACTTAAATATAGACTTCATCAATAATGGCGTATTAACAGACCCATACGCAGTAAGAAAAGTAGAAATTTATCAAGGCCAAGTCGCGCCGCATAACTTAGTGGCAACTATACCAATAGTAGACCCAGAAGAAAACCTCTATCCAGCACCATTATGCCAAGAAACGCTAGGCACAACTGTTGTTGCTGGCAGATATCACCTACCATTCAGTATCCCGACTGACTTTGTAGCACCAGAAGTGTATTATGATGTCTGGTCATATTATCCAATTATACCATGCACAGACGGAACAGTCACATCGGCCTGCGATTTAAATGATCCTACTCTCACACCACAGATACTGACAGAATGCCACCGGTTTTGGGTATACCCAGATGATTGGTTTTCAGCCGATAAATTACAGACAATAAGGTTTGGGTTCGAGCCTCTAGACCAGAGATTCTACGCTCCAGAGCAAAGACCATTGGAAGTCGGGCTCATGCCTCTGCCGCTTTATGACTACAATTTTAACCTTGTAAATCCAATGATACCTTATCTGAAACCAACGATAAGCATATCCACTAGGTTTTGCGAGCAGCTGGTGGTAGATGAGCCCTGCAGGATTGGTCTACGACAAGGTGCCTACAGGTCAAACCCTTATGTCGTAGTGTACGATTTGGATACTTCGACTCTCCTCAAAGGGACATACCTGTACAACATAAAGTTAAATCTTCCAGACGGGTCTTCAAGAGTGAGCAGAAAATTCACCTTTACTGTCTCCTAAGTATTTGAAAACTATGTCTAAGATATCAATACCACCAAAGAAAATAGTAGCTTATATAAAGAAAAAATTCGAATATAGAGAACGTCGCCAAGGTGAAGAATTCATAATATGCAACCCGCTGAATGGCGATACCGGCTACCACTTTAACATTAACCCTGAAAAAGGCGTTTGTCACGACTGGCGAGACGATAGCTGGGCGGGTAAGCCTAACCCAAAAACAGGCAAAAGATCTTGCAATATCATCAGGTTTGTTAGTCTTTACGAAAAATGCTCCACAGCAGAAGCTATAAAAATTCTTCTGGACGGGGCAGAAGCAGAATACACAGATAACAAGAAAGAATTCGTAGAATATGAACTCACACTGCCAGAAAATAAAAAGCTTGTAGATTATCAAAATGAAGAACTCGCCCAGATGCTAATAAAATGGCTAGGAAGAAGATCTTACACTGTTGATGATATCGATAAAAACGATCTGCGATTTCTTGGAACCGAAGTGATATGGCCATACTACGAATTCGAGACGGTCGTATACTGGCAAAGCCGATCATATTTAAATAAACGCTTCTCCTTCCCTAATCCGAACATCACGAACAGTAAAGGCGAAACGATCGGCAAAGTCTCGGCATCCAAAGGCCAGTTTTTATATGGTTTTGATGATATAGAAATGAACGGTTATATCATCATCACAGAGGCTATTTTCGATAAGCACACTCTAGGAGAACAGACCTTGGCGTCCGGAGGGGCTGCACTAACTCCAGATCAGCTGATCAAGATAAGAATATTGAACCCCAAGAAAGGTATTATTCTTGCCCCAGACAGTGACGCGGCTGGCATAAAAAGTATCATCCAGAACTACCACCTATTGGCAAGCTTAAATTTTCCGATCTTTTATTCGATCCCTCCTACGAGCGAAGCCGATAAGACAGATTGGAATGAGCTATATGAAAAGCATGGCCATACAAAATCTCAGATCAGAAACATATTCGAAAAGAACATTAAGAAAATCAGCATCACTGAGATCATAAAATTATCTGAGTTGATATCTTCCAAGAAGCGTATAAGAAGTTAAGTCTAGTTCTCTATATGCTTGCTTATAAGCTATTGGTGCATTTTCTTTAAGCCATAGTATATGTGATTCTTTTTTCATATTCCTTAATGTGCCATATGATTGTTTTATTTTATCAGCTTCATCTTCTGGCACTTTCTCTGATTTTAGTCCGTATGTTTTGGTTGCTGAATCGTTAAAGCATAAATATAGGAAAACTACTTGATCCCTATTCGATCTAAGGTGTAATAATTCCATGGCCGCACCAGTTCCTTATTCAGCAGCGATGCCGACGGTATATCTTAAATTTAGCAACGATCCGGATAACATAGATTGGGGGTTCGCGGTTAATAATATGGAAATGATGGGGATGATGAACTCTGGGTACGTTCTAGAAGCTAACATCTCAGACCCAGAGCAAAGATTGTTGTCGAATTTTCAAAAGACTGAATATATGCAATCAGCTCGCAAAGAGCCTATTTATGTCTATTTTAGATTCAGATCTGGACCGGGAGATTCTTGGCGTGTCCCAGAAGAAATGACTAAAGTACAAGAAGCTATTATAACCCACTTTGAGTTCACTACTCCTGTAGATGATAGGATTTACTGTAAAGTCGTAGCAATAGATCCAGCGTCTTACTACTTGAATCTCGGTGATGCCAGCGGGAAATCATACAAAGGCAGAGTTGATCAAGTAATTCAGCAAGTCGTTAAGAAATACGCGCCAGAGATAAAATTAGAAATCGACAAGACCAAAGACAGCGAAGCAAACCGCCACTACATGATGAGGCAGGATGCAAAGACCTTTATAATGTCTCTCCTCGAATGGTCTGTGCCTCTGAATAAAACAATGACCAACTGGATAGTACAAGTGGATGGGAAGAAATTAAAGATTAGTGACCAAGGTAGTATCAAACCAAGACTGCGTGGTTTTTACAAGAGGCAGACTGATGAAAAATACGAGATGGTCATGGAAGCGGTCACAGAGACCAATAATGCTCTGAAACTCGCGGCTGTTAAGATTTTTTCATACGGTACGAGTGCTACGACCGGTGAATATATTGATAAGATAACAGATCCTAAAGAGGTCTATACAGTAGCAAAAGACGCAACTACCATCCAGAAAATTATTCCAGTTATAGAAGTCGACCATAGTTTTAAAAAGCCGCTAGATGGGCCACCAGATGGTCCTCCAATATACGGTGGTACTCACGTGATGCCAATACCAGAGTATTACACTTCTGGTGATTTAGGGCTTGATTACCGTGATTATATCGATGGTCGTGGTAAAAATCAATATCTTAATATGCTTTACTCAGTTGTAAAGATGAGAGTTAAAGTGATGGGCCACGGTGAGTACATTGATACGTATGGGCTTGGCACTGATGTCATCTTCATGAATTGGCAGCGGGCTATTTCCAGGAGCGATGACGATACTGAATATTGGATGTATGGTTATTGGACTGTGTATGGGTTCCGACAAAAACTCTACGCTGGAAAGTGGTATACGGAGCTCTTCATCAGTCGGCCTGACCAGGATGCTAGTGCTGTCAAAGCCGGTCCTCCCGTGTTCTGAAAGGCAAAATGATGATTCAAGCTTAAATATATTATTAGGAGACTGTAGATATGCCTGAGATTGACCCGACAGTAGCTGCATTGACAATGCAGCTCAATCTTGAACGCGGTTTGGCTGATAACGCGATTGACGATATATCAAAGAAGTTCATAAATTTAGAAGGAACGGTTTCTAGTAGCGTTAAAAAAGCTGTTGGTACTATTTCTAACTTGGGCAGCAACAGTCTGACTACTTTTAAAGATGTTAACAAAATATTTTCGCTATTCGGTAAACAGACTAAAGATCTTCAAGTCGCCAGAAAGTCAAAGCCGATATCGCTGGAAGAAAAAGACTTAAAAACATTTAAGGATATAAACAAAGAAGCTGTGATTTTAAACGCTGCTGTAAAGACTAAAAACAAAGGCCACTTAGAGCAAAATAAACTCTTACAGAATGACGTTGATATATCAAAAGAAGTAAACTCTAATCTAAAATCGGCTGTTGAAGAAATCGATGATCAGATAGAAGGCGCTATGCGTCTACGAGCTGCTTTTGATGGGTTTCGCCAAGTCGGCCTATTAATTTTAAGAAATATAGTAGATTCTGATAAAGCGACTCAGAATTTCGTGACTACGAATTTTAGGCTTTATGACACTCAAACTGGCTTGGTCGCCACTTCAAGGCAATTAGCATTATCCACTGGCATTGCATCTGAGAAGGCATATGAAGTAGTTCAGGCGCTGGGTAATTTGGCGATGCCGAAGGAACAGATGGTCGAACTTGGTGACTCCATTTTAAAGGCCAATCAGTATCTTGGTGTCGGTATCACACAGTTAGCAGAATTCAGCAGACAAAACAGATTCGCTGGCGGTGATACTCAATCATTTAACCGTATAATGGGTTATAGCGCTGATGCTATGAGGAAGTATGGGCTCAATTCGGAAGATGTAGCTAGTGTTTTAAATGATACATCCGTATCCGTTGTTGATTTAGAGATATCTTTTGGTAAACTTGCTGGACGTACAAGGGATTCCAATGGGAATCTTGTCACATCGATGGAGATTTTTAAACAGTCTCAGCTTATTTTCAAGGGTTTTGCCAAGAGTATAGGCGCTGATGCTGATGAAATGGCCGCGTCATTAAAAGTGGCTTTAGACCCCCAAAAGATGGTGCTATTTGACTCATTTGCAAAGCAATTAGGCTTAACGCTGAAAACGCCGGAAGATAGATTAACTGCTATGCCTATGCTCATTGCTAAAGCGGCCAAGACTGCTGGATTGACGCTTGAGGATTTAGAAAAAGCTAAAGATAACCCGATGGAAGCTTTACGCGTCAAAGCGCAAATGAAAGCTGTGGCCAGCATGACTGGCTTAACGGAAAAGCAAGTTGACGCACAATTAAGACTGAACGCTGAATTAGACAAGGCTGCGAAATCTGGTAAACTAAATAAGAACGATTTGAAGGCTGTCGAAGATTTTATGAAGATCAAGCAGGCCGAGCAGGCTGCTAGCGATTTCACAGAATCCATGGGGACTTTGACTGGCCAAATCGGTATGCTTAGAACTAGGATTAACGCTTTCTTTGGATTGCTTAATGGTGTTCTTGGCAAGGGTCTTTATGATATATTCCAAGCTGTAAGTTTTGTGTTAAAACCGATCACTGCTGTGGTCGAGAGGTTAGGGAACCAATTAAGAAAATTTGGTGAAAGCAATGGTGTCACAGCCAAGATGGTTCGGATTTTTGTGGCGGGGCTGGTTCTGGCTGGTGTCGCTCTGCTTTCTCTGGTAAGCGTTTTAATTTCAGCTGTGATTAGTGTCAAGGCGTTTGAGGCAGCTATGGTGGAGCTAGAATTAACGGAACGGTTAGCAACGGTGAGAACAGCTTTGTACAATGCAGTCATGCTCGTTAGAAATGTTATAGTCGGGGCTGCTAGTGTAGTGATGGGTATTTTTACAGGGGCTACAACTCTGAGTACTATTGCATTGGGTGCTTTTAATGCGGCGTTAGCTATTGGTAGCGCATTATTGAGCCCATATGTCTTGGTGGTTATAGCGGTGGTTGCTGCTCTTACTATTCTTTATTATAAGTTCGATAGTGTTGGGGATGCAGTTCAATATCTTTATGACAAGTTAAAGGTGTTCGGGACTTATTTGGTCACGTATGGGCAGGAGGTTTGGGAGCAGGTAAAACTGCTGATCGAATGGGCTGAGAGTCTGTCGTTTGTAAGGTTCATTATTGATAAGATCATTCCGGCCATTAAGCAGTTCGTGAGTAACTTGAAGATTATGGACGTTGCTGTGGCTGCTCTTGCTATTTCTCTTATTTATCTTTTTGGACCTATAGGATGGTTGTTTCTTGCTGCTGCTGCTGTCTATAAGCTTTATGAGCGGTTTGAGTCGGTGCGTAGTGTGGTCGATTATGT